GTTTAATATTTATCTTATTTTCGTATTAAGTATGTTATGATAAGGGCATAGATTAAATGATCTAATGCCCTTTTTGTATTTGGCACTAGATAAAAGGTTGCCTTTATGAGTACCACGACTTTACTAGATATTATCACGCCCGATTATCTCAAGAAAACCTCTTTATTAGGTGTTGACTTGACTACAGACGACGGGCAACCCTTCCCCAATGAGATTTATGAAACTTCTATTCAAGCATCAATCCAGCACATAGAAAACGATATAGGTATCAACTTAGAACCCTTTAAAGTATCCCAAGAAACACATGACGCGGAAAGACAAGGGCGGTTTTCTTATTGGCCTATGAAACTTGATTATAGGCCTATCGTATCCATTGATAAGGTTCGTATTAGATTCGGATCGTTTCAACCCGTTGACTTGCCTGTTTCGTGGATTCGTATGGTGTCTGCGATTCATGGTCAAATGCATATTATCCCATCGCAAGAGAGCTTAGGATCATATTTCTTTACAGCGGGGATGCCTATCTTGGGGAATTATGGGATTTTCTATGAAGGGCGTGACTTTATACCGGGCTACTTTGAGTTTGATTACACAGCGGGATTTGAAACACGAAAAGAGACAATTACATTCCCTGCAGGGCAAACACAATTTACCGTGAATTTAAGTAAACATTGTTTCTTAAAATATCGTGTTGCTTTAACACTACCTACCGGCGTTACCGGTAAAGCGATCACATTAGGCCAAGACTCATTTATCATTGAACTCAATAGCGCCCCCGTAACAGATATTCAGATAACTTATTTGCTTGACACCTTGCCAAGTGACATTAAGCATATGATCACATTAAAAGCCTCAAGTAACATGATTTTACAAGTTGCGGGGGATTTGATCTTGGGGGCCGGTATCGCTTCTAGTTCTATTGGGATTGATGGCTTATCACAAAGCATTCAAACAACCTCGTCCGCTATGTATTCCGGTTACTCATCGCGTGTAGATTACTATGAAAAACAGTATGACACACTAAAGAAAGCAGTGAAAGCCCAATACAAGATCAACCAATTTGGAGTAATCTAATATGACTACTATAAACCCAAGAGTTCCCACAAAACTACGCCCCCGTGTAGATTGGTTAAATGAAGAGTTTAGAAAGCAATTTTTCACAAGGTCAATGCTTGTATCTTGGGAAATGTGCGCAGAGTGCCCTTGTTCAAATAAGGGGGATAACTTAATTCTTGATTTACCAGATATCAACGCAAACTTAGAGAAACATGGTGAAGTTCGTTCTGATTGTCAATTGTGTAAAGGGATTGGTTATTTTTGGCATAGTAAACAAGACACTAGAGCTTTGATCACAAGTGCAAGTTCAGATGAATCAAGGTTTCATGAATATGGAGAATATGCGCGGGGAATGGTCAATATCACATTGCTACCTGAAACATTGCCTTCTTTTGGTGATAGGTTTACAATGGTCGATTCTAGCATGATATTTAAGGAAACAAGGACGCGCAAGGCGGGGAGTATCCAGTCAATGAGAAACCCAATCGTCCCCCGCGTGCTAGATACACAAGGCGGGGCAACTACTCTAAGAGTTTTACATTTACATGTTGCTACTAGTGCAGGTTTGGGCGTGGTCAATGGTGAACTCTTGGAGGGTGTTGACTTTGATGTCACTGTAAACGGTGATATTGATTTCTCTAAGGGTGATTTGAATGGGAAAGCCCCCGCCGTTGGCGTCCGTTTTTCCATCGCTTATTATGGTCATCCTCGCTACTATGTTGCAGATAACCCACATACACATAGAGATTCAAGGTTTGTTCGTAAATCCACCGAAGAGCAAATTAAACTAATGCCTGTTCAGTGTAAAGCTACCTTAGAATTTATGGGAGTAGGTTTAAATGGTTGACATTAAAAAATTGTCAATCGTTGACTTGATCAACGGACTTGGTTTATCACAAACAGATCAAAAGAAACGATCAAGATACCTTGCTGATTTGATACTTGCTGAATGGTCGGCGGAGGCTAGAAGTTCACTTAAAGGCAATATTCAACAAAGCTATCTTAGATCACTCTCTATTAATCAAGCTGATGAGAATGGTATATCTGTTAGCCTACCTAAGCCGGGACAAAGTGCAACACTTGCCCTTATGTATGAACTTGGAATGGGGCCCGGTGGCATAGGCACAACGGGGCCGTATGATATGCGTAAATTCATGCTACAAGAGAAAACAAGAAACATACGAAGAGATAAAAAAGGCAACTTATATTTAAATGTTCCCTTTAAAAAGAGCGCAAAGAAACTACAATCTGAGAATGAAGAGGTTTATAAGAAAGCTAAGAAACTTTCACCTATGATTTCTTTTCATGCAAATGCGGGGAATGTCACGCCTCAAGGAAGCCCAAGAGGCGCAAAAGGGAATCAATTACCGCGCGGGTTGGTTGCTAAAAAAGCCCCTCATCACGCAGTAGATATTTATGCAGGTATGAGGAGGCAAGCAAGCACATACTCAAACAAACAAGGCAAACCAGTAACACAAACAAGCGGGTATATTACTTGGCGTCGTATGACACTTGATCAAAAAGCGCCTAAGTGGATGCACCCCGGCATAAAGCCGTTGAACTTGGCTGATCGTGTTTTTAACGTGTTGCCTCAACTCATTGATGAAGTTTATGGATATTAACTATGTTCGATTTATTACTACTTGAAACCCTTCATAATGGGTTTGAATACTACCTACAAAACAAGCCAGCATTTAAAGCATTGTTCTTTGGTTTAAAGGATGCCACGCTTGAATCTTGGTTTTCTTTATTCGTTGCACAAAAGCCCGTTTTTCGTGCAAGGTATGCACAAGGCACAGCACAAGCGCCCATGATTACCGTTTTGACGGGTCAAGAGGATGTACAAGATAAGTTCATGGGAAAAACTGAGTATAGGGATACAGATGGGCGCTTAGTCGTGGGTTATAATGTTTCAGAGAATGCACAAGTCGTCATACTTGCCAAATCCCCCGAACTTGCAAGAATTTACTTTATTGTGCTGCGTGCATGCTTTGAACAAGGGGCAAGGGCGATTATGAAGGCGGGGTACTCTCAAACAGCCTATGAAGGCACTACACTACTTGATCCAGAAGAGGAACTATCTAGTGAAGAGCTTGGGATATATGTACGCAAGATGAACTTTAGTGCAAGTTACCCCGTCCAGATTAAACTAACTAAAGATGCAGAGTTTGGGGATCAAACTACCTACTCAAGCATTGATGATTTGCTTATCTTAGCAAGTGATCAAGAAAAGAATGGAATTAAGGGCGGGGTTATCCCAGAAACTTAAGAAAAAATGAAACAAAAACTTTGATTTATTTTATACTATGAAAGAAAGATGAGATAGGAGTTCACACATGCCAAGTTCATTAAACTTAAATGGCTTAAAGATATACAAGCCCGGCGTTTATGCTACTGTAGATGCAAGCGCTTTAGGTGGTCAAAATACAAGCACAGGCAATGTTTGCTTAGTTGGTGCTTTTCCTAGTTTTGAAGCTGACAATCCACTGACCTTTACAAGCGCAGGAGCGCTAAGGGATTATGACAGCACAGACAAAGAATTAGCATTACTAGGCAAACTTGCCTTTGCCCCTAGCGTTGATGCTCGTGTCCCCGCCGGCGCTAATTCTTTAACTTTGTTAAATGTTCAAACTTGCACACAAGCAAAATATGATCTTCCGAATGATAACGCTGATACTGTTGCCACCTTTGAGGCTTCTGTATGGGGCAATAAAGGAAACAATACTTATTTAACTTGTTCTTTTGATGGTGCATTCGATGTTGCTTTAAATCGTAATGGACTTGCAGAAGAATATTTAAATGTGACAAGCGGGGATGTTTGTTCTTTTGAATACACAGGCACAGCACTAACAACAGCAAGCCTTGATCTTAGCGATACAAGTAATCTTGTGATCAATTGGACTAAGACCGTTGATTTAAGTTCAAATAATGCCCCCGTAAATGTTACCGATATGAAAACAGTTGCAGGCTTAGGCTTCCAACTTGATGAAGCGCCAACAGGGAATGTTGTAATCGTGATTAGTGGTTATAATGTGGACGGCGTGGCAAGTACACAAACAATCACACTTAGCAACACTACTAAGGTAACAAGCAATGTGTTTACTCAAATCTATGGTTTAAGCATTACCAATACAGCAAAGGCGGGGCTTGTTCTCACAATTGACGGCGTGGCTTTTGATCTCGACCTCTCAACCTTTGAAACAGTGAATGAAGTAGTAGATTTTGTAAACCAAGCAAACACTGACTACCATTTCACCGCAAACTATTTAGCAAGTAAAACATACAATGCGACCGCCTTAGATGGTTTTAGACTTGCACAAGATATTAAGGGCATTGAGGCCGTTGTGACTGCTAACCTACAAGAACTTATTGACACTTTAGGCGCGTCTAAGGTTGTTTCTTTGGTTCGTGTTGATACTGTTGCTTGTGATGATTTTATTGATATTACAGGCACTTTCTTAATTGGTGGCACTCAATCCAATGTAGTTTTAGGAGATTGGACAAGCGCCCTTGAACTTGTAGAAACAAGTGATATTCAAATCATTGTGCCTTGGTCAAGTGATGTAGATGTTCATAAAGAAATTTTGAAGCATTGCACAAAGTCCGCCTTGGCAGGTAGTGAAAGAAATGCTTGGGTTGGTGCTAGTGCTAATCAATCAATCACAAATATCAAAGATAATTGGGTTAAGGCGTTGAATAATAGAAATGTCGCAATCGTTGGGCAAAGTGTAAAAGTCACTAATCCACAAGGCATTATTCAAACCCTTGAACCTAAATATCTTGCTTTGATTTGTGCATCCATGCAAGCGGGGACACCTGTATCAACCCCATTGACAAGAAAACGCCCTGATGTGGTTGATGTGCTTGGTTCATGGATTGCAAATAGAGATGTAACAGATGCAATTAAAGCGGGGATTTGTGCTTTAACTTCCGATAATCAAGGGTGGCGCATTGAACGATCAGTGACTACTTGGATTAGAGATGATAACCCAATTTATTCTGAAGTATCTGCAAATGAAAGTATCAATACAAGCGTAAGAGATTTGAGAAACGCACTAGATATTTATATAGGTGATAGAAATCTAAATGTAACTAGTGCAAGAATCTTAGGCATTGTTTCCGCCCGCCTTGATCAACAAGTTTCCGACGGTATTATCAAAGCATATAAGAACATCGTGCTAGAGAATATTGGTGATACGCTCAAAGTAAATTACACCGTTGCAGCAGTAGAACCTTTGAACTTTATCGCAATTACTGCCAGCGTTAGCAGATTTTAAAGGAGCTTAGAAAATGGAAAAAGTGTTTAGTGGTGCAAGAGCAAAGTTATATTTTAATACAGCTTTGGGGCAAGTAGAAGCCGGATTCGCTACCGGTATTAGTGTCAATGAGAATCATACTTTA